GGTGTACAGAAGTTTCGTATCGAGGACAGAGAGCTGACGCACTTTGATATCCCGAACCTGCTCAAAGAAATACGCGAAGCGGAGAAAATGATAGAGGAACTGGAAGCTCAGCTTGCAGGGTACGGTTCACGCAAAATTGTAGGAGTGATTCCGCGGGACTGGTAACGGGTATGTGCCGCATAGGGATATGACGGCTTTACCAAGAGCCGCCCGGCAGGGTTTGGCTCCTTTCTCTGCTGGGCGGACATTATAACAAATCAGGAGGCGATAATATTGGCTGTTTATGATAAGAACTGGAAAAAGAAAAACCCGAGCAACAAAGGATATAGTGACGCCGGCGCCAGTCACATGAGACGTGCGCTGAAGTCGTTCCTTGCTGTGTCCGGTTCTGCAAACGAAGATATCAACGGTAACAACTTCACGCTCCGGCAGCGCGGCCGCATGCTGTACATGGCTTCACCTGTTGCGACTTCCGCACTCAAAACCATGCGGACAAAGGCTGTCGGTATAGGGTTGGAAATGAAGAGTACCGTCAACAGAGAAGTACTCGGCATAACAAAGGAAGCTTCGGAAGTTTGGCAACGGAAAACGAAAGCCGAGTTTGAAATGTGGTCGTCAAAAAAAGAGAACTGTGACGCGCTCGGACTCAATAACTTCCACGGCATTCAGCAGCTTGCGTTCTTATCCTGGCTAATGAGCGGTGATGTATTCATACTGATAAAACGGTATGACCCGACACCGCGTAACCCGTACACACTCCGGCTGCACGTCATCGAAGCAGACCGTATCAGTACGCCCACGGAATTCAAGGGCGGTAATATCAGCATGTTACAGACTGACGGTAAGACCAAAGACGGCAACAAAGTATATGACGGTGTCGAGGTGGACAAAAACGGAATGGTTGTTGCGTATCATATCCGGGACTCATATCCGGAGCAGGTACCGCTTGCAGACGCGAAATGGACCCGAGTGGAAGCGTACGGCAAGAAAACAGGACTGCCGAATATATTACACATAATGAGCTCAGAACGCCCCGAACAGTATCGGGGTGTTACTTATCTTGCGCAAGTAATAGAACCGCTGCTTCAGCTCCGCAGGTTTACCGAAAGCGAATTGATGTCAGCACTCGTACAGAGTTTCTTCAGTGCCTGGATAACCACAAAATCAGACTTGACCGAGCTGCCGATCGGCGAGGTCGGCTCCGGAGACATCGTCGGTGTACCGTCCGATAATCCTGCAACGGATTTAAGAGACAACATATCAGACGATGAAAACGAGTACGAAATGGGACCGGGCGCAATACTCCATCTCGGAGAGGGTGAAGAAGTCACGTTCGGTAACCCGAACATCCCGTCATCGAGCTTTGACCAGTTTGTAAAAACGATGTGCCGGATGGTAGGAGCCGCGCTTGAAATACCGCATGACTCTCTGATGAAAGAGTTTAACGCTTCCTACTCAGCTTCGAGAGCTGCGCTGCTCGAAGTATGGGAAGCGGTCAGAATGTATCGCAAGTGGTTTGTCGAGGACTTCCCACAAACAACGTACGAGATCTGGCTTGCTGAAGCGGTGGCAATCGGACGCATAAAAGCTCCGGGGTTCTTTACTGACCCGCTGCTCCGTGACGCATGGAGTGAAACGCAATGGATAGGACCGATACAAGGACAGATTGACCCGGTCAAAGAAATCAGGGCTGCAATCATGGCAGCAGACCACGGGTTCAAGACCCATGAGCAACTGACCTATGAAATGGGCGGTGGCGACTGGTTTGAAAACGTCGAGCAGCTGAAGGACGAGCTCGGACTACTGATTGAAGCCGGCGGCGGTAATGTCATGACGAACATGCAGCCTGAGCCGGACGATAAAGAGGAGGAATAACAATGCCAAATCCAATAATGAACTTATTTAGCAAAAACCAACCTGTGAACATTCAACGCGACTGCTACGCAATAGCCATGAAAAACGGTAGCCACGCCGACATCACCATGTACGGTTATGTCGTAAGAAAGCACCCTGTTGATTACAGGACCGGAGAACGTATCAAGGGTGACTTCATTGCGCAGGATACATTCATGGAAGACCTTGAAGAAATCAAGGACGCGAAAACAATCACAATCCGGATGAACAGCGTAGGCGGTGATGTGTATGCTGCGCTTCCGATACACAACAGGCTCCGCGAACTCAAAGCGGAAGTGACAGTGATCGTCGATGGAGTGGCTATGTCGGCCGCTTCATTCATCATGTGCGCAGCTGACAAAGTCAAAGTGAACGAAGCAAGCCTGGTGATGATACACAAAGCAAGCCTGTTCTTATTCTTTGAAGTATTCAATGCTGACCAAATGCGTGAGCTGGCCGGTTTTCTCGACAAGGTGGACGAAACCATCGTAACCGCGTATGTCCGGAAAACAGGCATGGACAAAGACGAGCTTCTGACCATGATGGGCAACGAAACATTCATGACCGGAAAGGAAGCGGTTGACAAAGGCTTTGCAGACGAAATCCTTGAGGACGGTAAGGCTCTTAATATCGCAGCGTCCGCAGATAAGCGGACGCTTTTTGTCGGCAACCATGCAATCAATATCCCCGATTACTTCCAAAACTTCATGGAAAACATCCCAACGGTCGAACCGGAAGCGGAACCGTCCGCTACCGAGGAGATAAATCAAAATCAGTCGGCTCAATCCGACGAAAGAAAGGTAGGCACAACAATGAACCTTGAAGAACTCAAGAACAAACACCCTGATACCTACGCAAAGCTTCAAGCCGAAGCTCATGCTGCCGCTTCCGCGGAGCTGAGTAACGACGCGAGCAAAGACACAGCCGTAGCCGATGAGCGCAAACGTCTTCAGGAAATCGACGAAATCGCAGATTTGTTTGATGACGAATTAGTACTCGAAGCAAAGTACGGTGACAAATCCTGTACAGCCGAAGAGCTGACACTCCGCGCAGCGAAGAAAGCGAAAGCCGAAGGTAAATCATTTATGAAGAACCTGCAAGCAGACGCAGACGCTTCCGGAGCTGACGATGTACCCGCGACAGACGGTGGTAATGCACCCGAAGCCGCACAAAAAACAGAAGAGCAGCTGTATGCCGAAGCGAAAGAACAGGCTCAGACATTGCTCGGAAAGAAAGAGGGCTAAACCATGAAAGACCTAAACAGAAAAATTGGCGATATGGAATTTGATGGACTGATTACAGCTATCGTTCCGCCGACCCAAGTCAGAGCCGGAGCTCTGGAAAAACTCGCCTCAGGCACAGCCGTCTACAAGCGCGGAATGCTTCTTTCCAAAAAATCAAACGGAAAGCTTGTACCGCTCGGCACAGCTTCGACAACTCCGCACGGTGTGTTATGTGATGACACTAACCTCGGTGCTGACGAAGATGTCAACGTGGCATTATACACAGCAGGCTGCTTCCATCCCGGCAAGGTGAGCATGCTGGCCAGCCACACTCTGACTGCGACTGAATTGGACGAATTGCGGAAACGCGACATCGTGTTCAATGAGCCGCACGCAGCACGATAAGGGAGGATAAAGAAATGAACGTAAATATTCTTAGTACTTACTTTATGAGAGCTCTTGTGGACGAGATCGTCCCCGAGACATCATTCTTCAAAGACAGGTATTTCCCGACAGGTGCAGAGGATATCTTTGCAGCTGATGAAGTGCTTGTTGAATACCGCAAAGCTGACCTGCAAATGGCAGCATTTGTAGAACCTCGCATGGGTGAAATTCCCGTAGACCGCAGAGGGTACGAAATTAGCGCGTTCGCACCGCCCTATATCGCACCTTCACGCATTCTCACAATCGACGACCTGAGGAAACGCGGCTTCGGTGAAGCTATCCTTGCAAACTCCACACAAGCAGAACGTGCAGCCCGTATCGTTCAACAGGATATGATTGACCTTGACAGGAGAATCACACGCCGCGAGGAGTGGATGGCAGCTCAGGTCATGATAACCAACGGTTGCGAAATGCAGCAGTACCTCGATGCTAAAACACAGGGCGATAAGCTGCGTATCCGCTACTACGAGGAAACCTCAGACCATACCTTTACAGTAGCCAATAAATGGGACAGCGCACTGGGTAAATTCTTTGGCGACGTCGAAGCAATGTGCTGGATGTTAGCGAAGAGAGGACTCTCTGCAGCCGACCTCATTCTCGGCAGCCAGGCAGCTCAAGCCGTCAGTGATATCGAGAAAGTACAAAAGCTGCTCGATAACCGCAACATGACATTCGGAACACTCGCACCGAGAGTTGAAAACTATGCAGGCGTTGCTTACATCGGTTCTCTTAACTTCGGCGGGTTCCAGCTTGATATCTTCAATGTACTTCATAACTATGTTGATGATACCGGCGCCACAAAGACATTCTTCCCGGCAACATCTGCAATGGTTACAGCCCCCGGCTGCGGTCGCACGATGTACGGCCAGGTCACACAAATCGACTACGGCAATGAAATCCACTCGACACATGCATTTGCGCGTGTACCGAAGTTGACAGTTGACCAAAAGAAAGACATCCGCGAGGTTCGTCTTGCTTCACGTCCGCTTGCAGCTCCGAACCACTACTGTCCGTACATCTACGCTGCAAACGTAGTTTAGCGTGGAGAAAGGAGCAGGACGATGAAAACCATTAGGATAAAACAAGGGTCGTACGGTTTATCGAAACCGAACTCGTCCGGCGTTATAACCAAGACCCGGACAGATCCACCGTTTGAAATCGAAGACGCGGAAGCAGAACGCCTTATTGAGCTTGGAGTCGCAGAATACGCGACCGGTGCTCCCTCACAAGGCTCTGCAGACAAAGGCGGCTCCGGTGGCAAGGGTAACATCGGTTCGACACTCACTCTGCCGCAACTCGAACGGCTTAATAAACCTACACTTGAAGCTCTCGCAAAAGGACGCGGTGTAGACATCTCCGGAGCAACGAACAACAAAGGACGCGCAAAGCTCATTTGGGCTGACCTCGAAGAAGCGCACCTGGCTGTTGTCGAAGTTAAAGAGGGTGTCTATGAAATCGTTGACCCCGAGGAAGAGGACGGGACCGTTGATGATGACGTCATCGAAGACGGTGACACTCCTCCGGTCTTGGGCGCTGATGAGCCGGTGGATTGATGGGCTTCAAAGAAATGGTTGAAGCTGCGAATAAGGACGTGTTTCTTAACCCGGACAAATTCGCAGAAAAACGTACTGTCAAGTACAACGGCATAACCTATACTGACATACCCATTCTTCTGGTGAAAGTCCGGGAGACTGACAAACCTGTTGTATCAGGACAAGACGGCGGACCACAAGGAATATTCCAAGTGACTGCCGTCTTGCGCTGTGCTCAGTCAGACCTCGACGGAAAAGAACCGGAGCAAGGCCAACGTATCAGTATCAATTATCAGGAAGGTGGCGGCGGGTTCTTCTCGGACTATACCGTTGTGACATCGTCCTGTGATATGGGAATGCTACGGCTTGAACTGGAGGCTATTGACGAATGAGCGGTGTAACTGTCGATGTAAAAGAGATAGGACAAGTGAACCTTGAACGTGCGGCTAAACTGCTTGCAGGTATACCGGACGGCATTCAAAAGGCGTCACTTCATGCTCTGAAACGCGCAGGAGAACGCGCAAAGACCGAAGCAGGTCGTTTCGTAGCTGAGGAGTATGTCATCACCAAAGGCGGCTTTATGAAAAACGTAACCGTCACAACCGACATAAAAGGCGGTGGCGGTGGTTCAGTCGGACTCAACATCAATTTCAGAGGTACCGTTATACCGCTGACCGAGTTTAACGTGAAAGTTTCTCGCGGCGGCGGTGTGACCGCACAGGTCAAGCGTGG